CAGTGGCGACCGAAAGGTAACTGCCGCCTACGCTCAGTCGCTCGTTGCGGCATCCCTTTACGTCGACTACGTCTACCTTGACACGGATGAGCGCCGCCGCATGGCCCAGAACCCGCACGAGTACCTCATCGAGCAGCTCCAGTACACTGGTGCGGAGTCTGTTGGTTCGTCTTCCAACAAGATTCGCCTCAACTTCAACCACCCCTGCAAGGAGCTCATCTGGGTCGTCCAGCCTGACTGCAATGTAGATTACTGCTCGTCCCTTACCGGCGGCACCACTCTTTACAATGCTCTTGGTGCTCAGCCGTTCAACTTCACTGATGCCATTGATGCCCTTCCTAACACCATTCGCGCGTTCGGCAGTGATTCCGAGACTGGCGCTGGTGCTGCGGGAGATAAGGGTGGTTCTAATGCCTTTATTACTGCTGGTCTCTTCCAGAACGCAAGTGCGGACGCAGTTTCCAACGCATTCGGCGCCGCTGCTCCTGACGAGGGTTGGCAGGGTCTTGGTGCTAATACCACCACCTCGGGCGTTTCTGATGCGGGCACGTTCGTTCTTGCTGAGACCTCTCTCGACATGCACTGCTGGGGTGAGAACCCGGTTGTCACTGCCAAGCTCCAGCTTAACGGCCAGGACCGCTTCTCTGAGCGCGAGGGCACCTACTTCGACCAGGTCCAGCCGTGGCAGCACCACACCCGTGCTCCTGACGCAGGCATCAACGTTTACTCGTTCGCCCTTCGTCCTGAGGAGCACCAGCCGTCTGGCACCTGCAACTTCTCGCGCATTGACAATGCCACTCTTCAGCTCGTTCTTTCCAACGCAACTGTATCTGGCACCAACACCGCGAAGGTTCGGGTTTATGCCCGGAATTACAATGTGCTTCGTATTATGAGCGGCATGGGGGGCTTAGCGTATTCAAATTAGTTTGTGACCTACATTTTACACATCATTGTGACCCACATAATTTTATATTAAAAATATTGTTTATATTAAAATAATTAATAAATATTTTAATTATTTTATTCGTTTTTCTTTTTACGTTGTTCTGCTATTTCTTTAGCATGCATTTTATTGTATGCGTCATTACCGTATTTTTCTTTAAGTGAATCTCTTTGTTTTTGTTTTCGTAATCTAGCATTTTCTCTTATTTCATCAGGTGTTAACTTATTACCTTTTACGATAGTATTTTTTTCTTTGATTTTTTCTTCGGGAATTTCAACTACACTTTGAATATCAACTATAACATTTTGTATAAGTGATTCTTCAATAATTAATTTTTCTTTATCTATTTTTATTTTATTATAAATATATACGCATTTATCTATAAATCTCTTATAAGTATAATTCTTTTTCATGTAATTACAATTTTCACAACAAGAATGAACATTGTTTTCAAGATATCCAATAGAATTATCAATTCGGTCAAGACCGTTTTGATGTTCTTTTGTAGTTTTTTTGCCACATACATAACAAGAAGCATTTGTTAAAATGCTAAATACAGTTTTACCAATTTTAAATACAAGACCTCTTTTTTCAGCACTATTCATATATGCCGAATAAAGTGGAGTATAATTTTTAAAAGCATTTGGGTATAATTTACCTTCTGCTAATTTATTGTAGGTAGCGATATGTTCTACACGTTGAATAAATATATCTTTATCTAAGCATCCTTTCATATAATTACACATTGCGCAACAACTCACGCAATTATCATTTAAATAACCAATAGTCGAATCAATTCTATCTATACCATTAAATCCTTTCTCTTGTATTATTCCGCAATAATTACATGGTGATTTAACTATATCCAAATATTCTTCTTTTGTAATTTCAAACGTCAACTGTTTTAGTATTGCCGAATTTTTATATACTTGATAATATTTATATATATTATTTTTACTTTTTTCATTTATTTCTTGAACCTTTTCTGGGTTTGCATCCCTCCATTTACTCATAATTTCCGCATTATGACTATGATACTTGTCAGAATCTTCTTCAATTAACTTTTTCCTATGCTGAATACAATACATTGCCACTTTTTCATAGTTTGATTCTTTCCACGCTTTTTTTACAATCTTGCGTTCGGGTTTTAAACAATTTACGCGCGCCAATTCATTCACGTGTTCCTTATCGCGTTTCTCATCTGCTCGTTTATTTACTTCGCGGCAAGTTTTACACGTCTGAGTTTCCCCGTGCATCCCTTGAAACATTTCCCGCGTATACATTTTAGAGCAACACGAGCATTGTTTTTCACTTACGGTTTCTTTAATTGGTCCACCTCGCCGCTTATGGTCTTTCTCACGTTCTTTTTCTAGACAATCCTCACACGCACTATATACATAATTGTGTCCGAGTTGCGCACGACATCCGCGAACTGCATTTTTACACGTTTTTAAACCCAATGCTTCCGTTTCATTCATAAATACATATAACTGGTGTTTACCGCAATATGTATTTTCTACCGACCGTTTAAATGAACAACCTTCTTTTTCACACTTGACAATTTCGTCCTTCTTTTTACGATTTTCGCTGCCACGTTTGCGACAGGATTCACACGTAGTATATTCGCCCATGTAATGAGTTTTGCGGCACGTCCCGCAAGGTTTCGCTTCTTCTACCATCGCGTCAGTATAATCTATCATATAAGCGTGTAGAACACAAAATCGCCCCGTAGTAGCATTCCCGCGGCAAGGCTTCAAATTTCGGTCTTTCGTAGCGCATTTCATCTTTGTTGTAATAAAAATAATTATGAATAAACCAAAATCAATTTTATAATCAATATGATAAAAAATATAAATAATTTCATATAGTGTGTATAATGAGTTTAGCAGACATAGTAGATAATTACCGAACTGACAAAAATACTACGCATTCATATTTACCTTTATATCAACAATTATTAATAAATAAAAAAGAAACTGCTAAAAATGTATTAGAAATAGGAATATATTATACAGGAGGAAGTATAAAATTATGGAGTGATTTTTTTACAAATGCGACTGTTTATGGATTAGATGAGTTACATATTAATGAGATATGGGATGATATTAAAAATAAAGAAAATATTTTATTATATACATCTTGCGATGCGTATAATAATGAATTTTTTATTAATACTTTTTTAAATAAAAATATAAAATATGATTTTATGTTGGATGATGGGCCTCATAATTTAGATAGCATGACACAATTTATAAAATTATATTCGAGTATAATGACTGAGGATGGTATATTAGTAATTGAAGATATTCCATCTTGGGATTGGATTGATATACTTAAAAATGCAGTTCCAGAATACTTGAAACCATTTATAAAAGTATATGATTTAAGACCAATGAAAAATAGGTTTGATGATATTGTATTTACAATAGATAAATCCAACTCGCAATAATCAATTTTTATAATTCAATATTTTTAATAATTTTACTTCCTTTTCTAATAGGTCAACCCTTTTATCTAATATTTCAATATGATTTATTAATTCATTAATAATCTGGTATATTATCTTACCAGGTTTATTTTTTATAAAAGATTCAGACGCTGGAAGTGGCGGAGGAGGACCAAACGGTTCTATTGGCATATATATTAGAAGAGTAAAATCGGATTAAAACCGTAAACACGTTCTAATCCTAAATGAGATAACCCGTGAATATTAATTACAAGAGCAAATAATAAAATTAATATTAATAATTTGTAGGGTTCTAGACGAGAGAGTTTAGAATAATTATTATATAAAATAACAACTGCGAATAAAATTAATAATCCATTTATTAAGTGTGCATAAAAAGATGGCACATAAAGGACTGGAGATAATAATGAATTCATATATATTAAAACAATAATATTATATTGATTTAATATATATGATTTATAAATCTAAAAAGATACCATCTAAAAAATTTAAAAGAAATAAGGGATACAAAACCGTTAAGGGTGGGATGATGGGTCGTGCTAGAACAGCATTTGGTTCTGCTGGAAGTGCTACTAGACGTGCTTTTGGTGCTGCTGGAAGTGCTACTAGACGTGCTTTTGGACGTATAATTAATCCTGAAAGAACTACTTTTTTAGAGGTTGATGCGTTTGAAAAGGGAAGATTACTATTAATATCAGATTTAGAAGGTTGTTTGGAAAATTCTCTTAGTAAAGTAAAGCAACTTACGGGAATGTGTTCAAAAGATTTTTTTGATAGACTTGAGCTTTTTCTTAAAAGTAATACAAAAAATAAAATAGCATTTTTAGGTGATTATTTTGACCAAGGACCTAATGCATTATCATCCATTTTTGAAATTACAAAACTTCATAAAAATAATATAGGAAAAGTCCATATCATATTAGGTAATCGTGATATTAATAAACTTAGATTATTTTATGAAGTAGAAAATAATCAAGATAATGAAGAAGCGACACAAAAAAACAGGAAACCTTTACCCAAGATGCCTGCACTTACAGAATTTTATCCTGCTTTAAACAAAGCTCAGTCAATGTTTGAACGTCTTAAAGCTATATTGTCATACTCAATGGGCGCAGGTAATGCGCTTACTATTACTGGTTGTGAAGATGACAAAGAAGCAGCAGCATATTTTTTATTAAGATGTTTTTCTTCTAAACTTGCTGAAAGTTTTTTTGAGTCCTTACCAGAATCCTTAAAAACTGAAAGAGATATAAAAAAAAAAGTTGAAGCACTACCAAATTTTAAAGAAATTATTGAAAGTATACCATATTTATTTGAACATGGACAAATTGTTAAGCGTGATAAAGATTTTAATGCTTTATTAAGCCATGCAGGAGGAGTATCATTTAAATATTTACCAGATAAAAATTATTATACAAAAATAGAGAATGATTTAAATGCAGAAACACAAATGAAATATTATGAAAAGTTAGAATTTGTTCGTTCAAAATTAGAGAATGAGTTTACTGAAACAGATAAAGAATTTGACCTTACCGTTTTTAATGACCCGCTTAACTGTATAAAAACGTTGGGATTATTTACATCAACATTATTAGAACCAACCCCAGAATATTTTCTTTTACAGGGACTCGGATTAAAACCGTCTGGACCAAACAAATATATGAGTTTTATAGAATCATGTTCTATTAATGTCGGGTGTAAAGGACCAAAATTTAATATTGAAAAAACATATCTTGACCAATTAAGAACAATGGGTATAAAAGTTATAGCACATGGACATGTTCCGCATTGCACAAATGTACCAATTATATATAAAAGGAACGATTCACCTATAGTATTTATAGGAAATGATACATCTAATGGATTTAGACCTTCGGATATTACTATAGATAATTTCCCTTTAAGTTATGTATTGGGCGGAGGAGTTACGGTTGGTATTACTAGTATAACCGTTAAAGGAATATGTAAATCACCAAACATCCAAATAAAATCATTAAAAGAGTATGAGTTTATGGTAGGTAATTGGGAAACAGAAGATGATAAAGAAAGGTATGTATCAAATAGTTCAATCATGCCATATTCAATGATGCCAATGTTAATCAATAAAGAAAAATGCCCAAAAATTGATTATAAAAACGGGAATATTCTAACTTTTCCATCTTGTAAGGATGAAAATATAAAGTTTGCACCAGCTAAATTTGAAGAAGAAAAAGAGTTGCTTACACAACCATCAACTACCGAAGATATACCTCAACTTAGACAAAATGGGCCTGGGTCTTCATCTCAGAAACCTAGTTCCGAAGTTTTAAATCCACCTGGACAAAAAAATTCTGGGTCTGGGTCTTCATCTGAGCAACTTAGTTCCGAAGTTTTAAATCCACCTGGACAAAACAATTCTGGGTCTTCATCTGAGAAACCTAAATCTGAAAAAACATTACTATTACGAACGCTTACTGCTGAAGATGAACAAAAAAACCGGCGGTTCCTGGTTCATCATCAAATATACTAGGACGCAAAATAGGCGGTTGCCACAATTGTAAACATACGCAGAAAAATAAACCTAAAACACACAGGAAATCATATCGGAAATAAAAATATAAAAAGAAATCAAGAAATC